CAGCTGCAGATCATGGCTCGTCTGGAAAGCGATCGACGTCTGGCCATTGTTCATCGGCACGGTCTGCGCATAACCGGCCACCGTCGATGCCGTGATGGTAAAGGTGTTCGCATCGAACACACTCTGGACCCCGTAGGGCCCCTGCAGCAGAACACCACCGACCTGAACTGGCACGTTGATCTGGAACACCTGACCCGGCATCAGGCCGTGATTGGGGAAGCTCACCGTCACCGTCGCGCTGCTCGCCGTCGTCGTGAAGGACGGCACCACACCCCCGCTGCTGACGGTCTGGCTCGCCGCCGTAGAGGCCTGCACCGAGATCTGATTGGGGGCCGGGGTGCTGTAGACCAAATACTGGCCCGAAAGCACCACCCCTCCCACCGAGATTGGGACCGAGACGATGATCGGCGTCCGGGCAGGCGGCGCGTTGTTGGGGACCTGGATGGTGACGATGTTGCTCCCCGCCGTCGTCGAGCACACGGGAGCGAAATTCTGGAAAGCCCCCATCGTGAACTGCCGGAGGAAGACATCCAGCACGTCGATGATGTTAGTAGGAATAATATACTCCGCCTGCCCAGGAGCCATCAGGACGGAGAATTCCTCGACTTTCCAAAGGTTGATCCCGAGATTGCTGAGTTCGCTCTGCACGAAATTCAGGCTCCGCCGCGCCGACTGTATGTGCTCGTCGGTCAGCTGAACCCCGCGCATCCCGATCCGCTCGAACGCCTCCATGACGAGCTCGGCGATCGTCGGGCCCCATGCCGAATTCTGAGAGGTGTAGAGGGAGGCGCTCATGACAGATGCGGCCCCGTGATCGGGTTGATCGCTACGTTCGAGACACTATAGGGAGCCCCCTGGATGTAGACAAGCGGCGTCGTGCCGAGACACGACAGGCCAAGAACGAACGTTCCAAGACACGAGTAGACGGTCTCGAGGTCCTGGGCCGTGTAGGGGTTGCTCAGATTGGTGACGCCCTCACTCATTCCACTGCCCCGTCCTCATCACCTCGGCCAGCCGGATGGCCCGTTCCCCCACCTGCCTGGCCCAAAGGGAATTCAGCATCTGATCCGCCGCCGCCGAGAAGTTCTTCATCTCAATGGCCTGGATCATTTCCTGAAACCCCAGCAGGTTCGCCACACCCATGTTGTAGGCCATGTCGAGCAGCACAAACTGACGCAGCGTATCAAGCCCGGTGAACCAGGAGTAGCGCTGCAGCTCCGTGTCGATCTCCGAAATCGCCACACGAAGAAGGGCATCAGCCTGGAGTGGACTGATGCCCGCAGTGAGGTTCGTGCCATACCCGATCGTCAGGTTGCCGGTGGTGTCGGTATAAGGAAACGCCCGAAACCCCTCCTCCTGCTTTAGCCTCGCGACCAAGCGCTCAAGGTCACTCTCTGAGAGCATAAGACCCTCATTTCTTATGCAACTTCTTCAACGTCATCGCCAGCTGAGCGCGTCGGCGGAGGGTCGGATTATCAGAATGCGCAGCAGCCTCGAGCTTTTTCTGCGGGATCTTCTCCCCCTCAGGCACCCCGAGTTGCCGATGAAGCGCCCCGGAGTGCTTGATGGCCTTCTGAATCCAACCCCCTTTAGCCGCGCTAGGGAACCCTCTCAGCGCCGGGCTCGTCCTCGTGCCCAGCTTTGCGAGAGGGCCCAGGCCCGCTCAGGTTATGCGCCGAAGAAAACACCCCGCCACCAGACTCGCGCCGATGCGTGCGGCCCCCGTGCTTGCGCTTTTCGTGCTCGTGCTCATGCGTGCGTCCACCGCGGGCCCGCTTGTGGAGAGACCGCTTCTCGCGCTCGCCCTCCACGTGGCCACCGTGCTTCCGCTTGTGGTGGCGAACGTGGCCACCCCGCCGGAAGCCATGGTCCTCGTCATCCATGGCTTCATCCATGGCCTTGGACCTCTGCGCATTATACTCATAGACCCGGGGGTGCACCCTCGTCTCGTGCCGTTCCGGATCACTCACCCGATTGCGCCGTGCCATTTGTCGCTCCTTTCGCTTTCACTGCACGATGCCCGCCTGCTGGCCAATCGCCCGGACAGTCCCGGTTGGCCCAGTCGCGCTCCCTGAGGTAATCGTCACCCTCCACCCCTTGAATGGGCTGGTGATCGTGAGCTGGGTCGAACCCGTCGCTCCAGTCAAAACCGGCCGCACGAAGGGAGGATCGGCATAGGGCCCCGTCATCGCCGTAAACGTCCGCGGGGTCCAATAATCATCAAGCGTCACCTCGATGTTGTAGATCACGATTCCCGTCACCTGAACGATGACATCCAGCACGAAGGGCGTGATCTCCGTGCTCGGCATGCGCCACGCCGATGATCCCACCGCTGTCGTGCCCGCCGTCACCGTCGAAGCCGTCGCCCCAGAAGCCGTGATCGACGTGACGGTCAGGAAGTCCAGATTGCTCTGCGCCGTCGTCGCGTTGGCCCCGGGGAAGACATCAACCTGCGGTTGACCATAGCCATTGGTGCCCTTGACCGTCCACGTGATGCCGGAGTCATTGCCGGCAGACGTGATCCCCACCCGGCGCTGCGTGTCGAGGATCGCCACACCGTTCTGCACCAGCGGTCCGTTGAGCACCAGCGCACCGGGCCCGCTGAGAGATTGGAAGGCCGCAATCCCTGCTACCTTATAGGCGGCCAAGGACTTCTCAATGACAACAGGTCTCATGCAGGCGTCACCCCGAAGATAGACCCCTGACCATTGACGTTGACCAGATTATAGGGCGCCACCGCCGCCCAGATGTGCAGACCCGACGTGCCGTTCGAGGCCGTCGGCAGCGCATAGGTCCCCCGCACACTCCCCGTCGACGACGTCGCCGGAGACGTCTGGTCCGCCGCCACGAAGCCGGTGTTGGCCGTCTCCAGGGTCCCGGCCCAGTAAACCTGAACGTAGGACCAATCGTAGACAGCGATGGGGAACTCGTAGATGTCCGTCGTGCCCACGCTGTAGTCATACGTGCTGGTGAACTCCGGCGTGACCGAAGAGATGAACTTCCATCCCTTCTTGCCGTTCTGCGTCACCGCGGTGGTGCTGGCCGCCGGAACCGTGATCGTCTCGCTCTGGGGAAGACCATAGAGGTCATACCCCTTGACCAGGAAGCTTCCCCCCGGCGAAGACGCCGCCCCCGTGATCGAAACCGCACGGGCAATCATGGTGCGAGGATCCGGAACGGCCACGGAATTCCGGACGTTGAAGAAGATCAGCGCCGGAATGGCGTCGATGCACAGCGTCCCGGCAGGAACCTGCGCACCGGTGGCCGCAATGGTGACCGAGGAGGAGAGAACGTTGATCCCGTTCCCGCTCGCCGACACCAGCGTCATCGGCGTTCCGGAGGTCACCGCCTGCGCCGCCGCGATGTTGGTGGTGCTCACCGCTGCAGGCACCGCATCCACCAGCAGCATCTTGCCGGTGAGGCCAATGCCCAGAGCCGAGAGCCCCCCGTTCGGCATCATCCGGTTGAGGCCCATCCGGGGGTCGATCGTCCCCATGCCGAGATCGAAGAGAGACGGCCCCAGATCGGGGTTCTGGATGGCCCCTCGCGGCAGCTGAGGATTGTCCCGGCTGACCAGGACGGGGCCTTCAAAGGTCGTGATCATCGGCCCCTCCTATCAGATCAGGTTGATCGGGAATTCACCCCAGACGAAGCGCGGGTTCTTGTAGCCCACCCCAAATCGCATGTAGCCGACCACCAGCAGGTTCTGCGTCACCGTGTCGACGTCAAGGTTGATCTCGAACGGCGTGCGGATCAGGAACACGCCGCCATCGACGTTGGTGATGACGAACCAGGCGTTGGGGTTGGTGAGGAACTCGTCCACCGCATACCCTTCGGGAAGCGCGCCCGAGGACACGATGGCCGAGATGTCGTTATCGGCCGTCCCGGTGCGATACTGGGATTTGAGGAGCCGTTCCGCCGTCCACTGCAGATAGGGCGGCACGATCAGCTTCCGCCCACGGAAGAACTGGATCAGCCCTTTCTGGTCCGGGATGTAGCGGATGTTGGTGAGAACCGTCTCGAGGGCGCTCTCGTTGAGCTGGAGCGGAACCTGCGAGGTGTTGGCATAGGTCCCCACATCGATCGGGTGCGCCGTCGAGAAGAGAGGCACCCCGTCCGCACCGATCGACGGATTGTAGACCTGCCCCAGATTGAGCACCGAGGCCGCCACGATCTCTTCGGTCTGCGCGAAGGACTGCAGAAGCCCCATCGCCATCGGATGGAACGACTGCTTGTAGAGGTTATCCTCTAGCGCTTCTCGGGTGATCGAGAACCCGAGACCGTAGCTGTGGTGCTCGATGTTGTAGATGAATCGCTGTCCGGGGCTGTTATCGAAGAAGGTCGCCGTGCCTTCAGCTTTCAGCCGGGCCAGGCTGGTCGGCGACATTTCGACCCAGCGTTCCAACGCCATCTCGGAGGTGCCTACCGAGAGGAATTCGGTATAGCGCCTCGGAAGCTGCGGATACTTCCATTCCAGCCCTGCCAGGCCAGGCAGGAGCAGGTATGGAATTTGAGATCTGTTAATCATTTCTCCTTACCTCCTCCTCACGCCAGCACCGGGTTATTCAACAGGACCTGGATGATGTTGTTGGCCTGCGAGGCGTTATAGCCGTAGAAATATCCCGGACCGGTTGAGATCCCCACGATCTTGAACGGCAACGTCGTCGCCGTCGCCGAAATGGTGGTCGGATCCACCGCCGCCACAGACATCCCCGCAAGCGTCGGCTGCCCGCTCGACCCCGCATAAAGGTCGATGTAGGACCCGATGGAGGACTGCCCCACCGGGCCGCCGTTGACCTGCACCTCGAAGATCATCTGCGGATCCGTGACGACGCGCCCCACCACCGGCCCCGGATTGGGGTAGGGGGACGTATAGTTCGCCGGGTAATAGCCAGTCCAGGGCATGTTGAGGCCCTGGCTGGTCG